TGTGGCAGATTTACGATACAGACGGTAATTTTATTTGGCTGGAAAAAACTATCAGAGCTTCTCCCTATTGATAAGCGAGTTACTTTACATACTTCTGAGGTTTTTTGCTTTGTTTAGTAGTTTTGTTACACCTGCTTAAAGCAATCAGCAGCGGCATGATAAGGCTGTTGAGGAAAATGCACCGCCACTTTACCGCCACTCAGAAATTCAGATACAAAAAAACCGCTTTAATGAGCGGCTTAACTGGCTGTTTTTTATGGTGAAATTTGGTGGCCCCTGCTGGGCTTGAACCAGCGACCAAGCGATTATGAGTCCCAATTTGAAGCGAGTTAAATCAGTAACTTACTGATTTTTATGTTCTCTTTAAGCCGAATAGTGATGAAAAGTGGCACATAGCGTTGAGCTCTGCTGCCACTTTGCTGCCAAATCTATGAGAGCGTCCCAGCATTAAATTGCTTTCCTACACTATCGTTTAGGGCTTTAGAAATTTCTTTATTGATTTCATCATTGATACTTGTCATGGTGACAAAATGATTTAATTTCATGAACCTTATCGTTTCTGAAACAATATCTTCGTCTAAAAAAATTGGAAAGGAATAATATAATATTATCATCCTTATCTCTTTGGCAATATCAGGAGCTTCTTTGTTAATGAAATTTTTAAATTTTCTGTCAATATGGTTTCTGTATTCTATTAATTTTTCAGCTGTGATCAAAGGTTGAACAAACTTGCCGTTGTCGAAATCTATCTTTTGCGAATCATATATTATATTACTAATATCAATGCAAATTATAGAGTTATTTATTGTTTCTCTTGGTAGTTGTTTATCGAAAGCAAAACGCATGTTTTTAATCAGTGTGCCGATGTTTTTAGGTCGCTTGCATTCGATAAAGAAACGCATGCTTTTTTTTTCTGCAACTACGTCATGGCTATTATCTTCTATAATTGTAAAGCCTGCTCGTTTAAATCTTGATGCAATTTTTAATTCAAAGGCTAAGTCTCTAGCTGACTTTTTAATATCCTCTTCTATCAAGACAGTTCCTTTTGAAATTCTTCGTAAGAAACTACTATTCACTTCTCCGCTGCTATTAAAAGAATTGTAAAAATCAAATAGATCTATTAGTTCTGAAATGCTCCATAACTCTCTGAATGAAGGGGTTTCTTTTGTCTCTAACCATGATTTATAATACTTTGCAGCCTGACCAAACCTAGTTAAATCATAATTAATTCTGTTATCTTTTAACCAGCCTTCAACTTGGTCAAACAACATTGGGTTTAGATGTGTTATTTTAGTCTTGTTGTTTATATGACTCATATAATAATCCTCCTTGAACACTATACGTGAAAAACGCAGCCTTTTTTTACTTGTCTAAATTTTTTTTCATCAATTAATGTTTCTTCTCCATTAGAAAAATCATCAAGTGTTAAACAAAAGAATTTATTAGGAGCCATGCCACCAATTGGGAAAATAAACATGTGATACGGAATGAATCCAATTTCATTAAGCTTAATTATTAGTTTTTCATACTTTATTATTTCATCGCTTTCTAATAAGAATGATTCTTTATTGGTGTTGTGTAATTTTGAATCGATCACTATTATTTCTGATGGGGTAGACGTGAAAGCAATAAAATCAGGTCTTTTGCTACCGATGGATTCTACCCAAACAGGCAATTTTTTTGTCTCTTGTTCAATTCTGAAATAGATTGTTCCCCACTTATCCAAGTAAGATTGTGTAAGGTCTTCTCCTGCTTTACCAGCTTCAATTCTATATTCTTTTTTTTTCTCTTCCGATGCTGTGGTATCTGACAAATTTAATTTCGCTACCAAAGATCGCTTATCTACCATCATTTTCTCCAATATAAACTTTTAGTAATGGATTTTTTGTCGTTGCATCCGACAAGTGCTCAGGCGCAAAGTGTGCATAACGCATTGTCACCTTAATATCTGTGTGCCCCAATATCCGCTGAAGCACAAGGATATTGCCACCATTCATCATGAAATGAGATGCGAAGGTATGGCGTAACACATGCGTAAGCTGCCCAGCGGGTGTCTCTATACCGGCACGCTGCATGGCTTTTCTAAAAGCTGAGTAGCATGGTTTAAAGAGCACTTGCGCCTTTCTGCTGGATGGCAGTTCAGCCTGTAATTTTTCAGTTATCGGCACCGCGCGGTTTTTCTTGCCTTTAGTTTTCACATAAATGATCTGACCGGCGCGGATTTGGTTTCCCTTTAAGCCTTCGGCCTCACTCCATCGTGCGCCAGTTGCCAGGCAGATTTTCACAATGGTAGTCAGGTCTTTGGATCGGCTGTTCTCGCACTCGGTGAGAAGGGTTCTGATGTCCTCAATGGTGAGATACGCCATCTCCGATTCACTGATTTTAAACTCGCGCACGTTTTCTAACGGGTTCGGTGCGGTCCATTCATCTAACCGGCGAAGCTCGTTAAACATCGCCCTGAAATACGCCAACTCTAAATTTACCGTGCGCGGCGTAACTGTTTTCACTCGGCTGGAGCGGGTGATCTTCCCGCTTAACCGCTGCTCGCGGTAAGACGCAAAAATTTTCGCGTTAAACTCGGTTGCGAGTGGGTTTCCCATCGCCTCGCAGGCGAACGCCATTGTGGTTCGCCGCTTCTCACCATCCGCTAACGTGATGCCATGCGTGTTGAACCACAATTCAACCAACTCAATTACTCGCCGCTTATCTGCTTTCTCTCCCAGCCAGGGCTTATTTTGAGCCTGCTCTTTTACGAACTTCTCATAGGATTGTGCTTCGCCCTTCGTTGCAAACTGGCGGCGAATTCTTTTGCCGTCACGGCCGTTTGGGAAAACCTGTGCCTGCCATTTCCCGTTGGGTAATTTACTTACAGCCATATCCTGCCTTACAGATATTCGGTGCGAGCAACAACCTTACCCAGCACTTTGATGTCTTCTGCCTTGCACTCAAATGAAGCTTTGCCGTTCTCAACACGGATGCGATTACCGGGTAAACGGTTCAGTTCCCTGATGCTCGCCAGTTCGTCCATTTCAATCAGCCAGAGACCATCTGTTACCTCACCTTCGTAGGCATCCACAATAAAAACTTTTTTATCGTAATTAACTACGAAAGGTGAAGTCAGCGTCTCAGGTAGTAGCTTTGAGTCATAAGTTACAGGCTCAATTATAGTTTTAACCCCATTTGAGATATTTATTCTTTTCAAAACGGTATTGTCTACAACCTTAACGGTCTCATTCATTTCACCTTGGCCGGTCGCCAGCCATAAGAGTGAGGCTCCAGTGTCTAACGAGCAAGTCAGTATCCAGTCAGCAGGGAAGTTATCACGCATATAGCGATTAGCCATTGTGCTTTGGGATACGCCTAAATGATTGCACAGCGCCTGTCTGTTCTTGAATCCGTAAGCTTCCAGGATGCGCTCTATTGCAGCTTTCCCACCACTTTGGGAAGGAAAGTTGAATTTTGTGTTTCTAGTTTCGTTCGGTTTTGTTGTTGACATAACCTTTTAGTGATCCTAATATCGATTTTGTGGTGTGCTGAATATCGCTAAATACAGTTAAAACTACACAAACTTAAGGATACTGCCTCATGGGAAACCGTATATCAATGCGTCCAAACATCAATCTTGTAATCTCTGAACCCTATATCACGGTTGAAGAGTTCTGCCGCCGCACTGGTTATAAGGAAGGCACCGTACGTCAGATGTATCGTGAGAACCGGCTGCCCATCAGGAAGAAAGAGGGCGTTAACGGTCTCATCGAGATCAACATGGTTGCATTGACGATTGAAGCGGCCGCTGGCTGTGAAATCACAATGCAGGCTTGATGCATCCATATTGGGATAGCAGAAGGGATTTATCATGTTTGATTTTCGAGTCTCCACACATAGCCATTTTGATGATGCGTGCCGGGCGTTTGCACTGAAGCACAATATCATTCAGCTGGCTAATAAAGCCGGACTGAATCCTCAGACCATCCGTAACAAACTCAACCCGGAGCAGGTTCACCAGTTAACCGTTCGTGAAATGCTGATACTGACCGATCTGACCGAAGACGCAACGCTGATTGACGGCGCGCTGGCGCAGCTGCATTGCCTGCCATGCGTACCTGTTAACGAAATGGCGGGAGAGAATCTACCTGCTTATGTACTGAAAGCCACTGCCGAAGTAGGGCAGTTAGCTGCGGGCGTAGTGAGCGAGGAGCAATTAACAGCATCCTGCCGCCGTGGTCTGGTTCAGAACGTACACGCAGGGATCCGCTGCCTGACTCTGGCAGCACTGGCGGTTCAGGCACGAGTGCATTCTAACCCTGCGCTTTCGGGCACTGCTGATGTGTTAAGTGGTATCGGTGCATCTATGGGGATGGTGTGAGGTAGTTATGATCAAAGTATTGACCTACCAATTTAATTTACAGGGTAAGCGCGCAGAAGTTAAAGATTCGGATGTTGCGTTGTGCTTTCCATCCATTTCAGGTGATGGCAGTTATTTCTTTACTCTAAAAAATGGTACGAGGTTTCGCGGTGAAGAAGTCAAAGAAGTGATACGTAATAAAGTATCACCTCTTACATATATTTAATTGTTGTACCTGTTCATCCATTTTTCAATAGCGTTCATGAAAATGTGCTGGTTGTCAGAGCCGGGCGGAAGTTTGTTTAACTCACTGCGAACGGCAGAATAGAAAAGAGAATGATCATGTTTTTTATTAGTGAAGTAAGCGTTAAGAAGTCCTGAAATAACCATGTTTTGAATTTTAACTTCGGAGCGGAGTTGCTGAAGGTCTTTCTCCAGTAGTTCGAAGCGTTCTATTTCTTTCTCATTCAGCATTTGCACCTCATGTCGTAACAGATAATGGAGTGAGGATTATGCAGGTTTTTGTAAGGTTTTTGAAACAACAGTCACCACCACAGCAGTTACAAGATTTAGGGCATGGCTGGATTGAAACTAAAACAGGCCAGCGCTGGCATCCGTCAATATCACAGGCCGAACTGCTGGCAGGATTAACCGGTAAGAGGAAAAAATCATGGGTTACAAGGCTGAGAGTATCACTGTTCAGATGAACGCAGGGCAGCGTGCCAGTGCGCTTAATCATATCTCAGCACTTCGCACAATGATGTATGGCGACTGCAGTAATGAACTCAAACGCTTTATCGAAGACATGCGCAACAAACGCGATCATCAGGCTGAACAGAATGGCCGCGCACTGAGCGCCATTTTCTTCCTGGCAAATATCAGCAAAGAACGTCACGGCGTTGATTTCAGTGAACTGACGAGTGACGAAAAAACGGCGCTGATTAGCGCAATGAATCACTTAAAAGCAGTCGTGAGTTTATTTCCAAAGAATCTAACGTTACCTAATTAATTAACCCAACGAAATTAAATGGCGTAAACCCGCCGGGCATTTTTTTGCCCGAATTCAGGAGAAAGAGAAATGCGAAATATCCAGACCCGTAATTTTAATGCCGATGAGGACGCGCTGGCCGCCCTGCTGAGCAAGGCAAAAACTGAGCAGCGTAGTGATGATGCGCTGTCCGTTTCTATCCGCCTGGCCTCACTGGCAATTCATGCCCGCCAGAAGGAAATGTCCGCAGCAGAAATTATCGAACTGATGGACAAAGAGGCTGAGCGCTTTGAGAACCAGGCTCAGGAGCTGCACTGATGGCTGATTCAATGGATATGGTACAGCAGCGCGTGCAGGAAGAGCTGGCGCGCAATCTGGCAAACGCTACTCACCGCCCGGCAGGGGCGAGTGAGTTTTTCTGCCTTTCATGTGGTGAGGAAATCCCGGAGCAGCGCCGCCGCGCACTGCCGGGCGTTTCCCTCTGCGTGACCTGCAAACAGATCAGTGAGCTGAAAAGCGTGCACTACAAAGGGGCGGCGTTATGAGCACCATCCTGAATTGGGCCGGCAGTAAGTCCGGCCTTGCTGGCGAAGAAGGCAAGTGCGCAATGAAGATCATTCTCGTCCCGCATATTGAGCATGTGGCTGCACTGTGACCGATATAGCCGTAAACGCCGTTGAGTTTAATGGTGACTATCACGCTGCTCTGAAAATGCAGCGTGATAATTATGGCGTCAGAACGCCGCGTAACATGACCCTGGCTGAGCTGAAGCTGTGGAACGCTAACCCCGACGACCACAGCTGGCGCAGCCAATACCTGCATGACATGCCAGACTACCTGGCCGGGTACTTCGCTGACCGTTATCAAAAAATCCTTTCAGGAAAACATGGCCGTCGGCGGGCCAATGCGTTTCTGCGCCAGACCATTGGGCAGAGCGTATTGCCACGCCTGCAGCTTGTACGCAGCCGCTACCGGCTGAACGATGCTGCGCAGTTTGAGCTGCCCTTTATCAAACAGCTTGATCGCCTTCCGACGCTGGACCGGCAGGACATTCGCGATCTGGCTTATAAGTTGGCCTCCTTCCTGTCACAAAGTCTGGCTGAGTTCGTTGATAAGGTCTCCATACCACAGGAAGCGGACGAACTGACCGTGACGCTCACCGGATACCGTTACATCGCTGAACTGGCTGCGCTGACAGGAACGCAGCCACCTTACTGGGCAGAGTTCTGTTCAGCTAAAGGTGAATTGCCTCTGCGCAAAGCCCAGTCTGGTCTGCTTCGCATGATGGCGCCAGAATGGTGGCGTGGCCGCCTGAAGCAGATGCGAGATTTACAGCGTGAACACATGGCTATCGCGGTTGGGCAGGTACAGAAAGCCGCATCACCTTACGTTTCCCGCAGCACGCTGGCCGAATGGATAGAGCAGAAAAAACGTAACCGTGAATTCTTCAAACGCTTTGATCTCATCAATCAGGACGGGGACCGTATTGCGCTGGATGAAATGGTCAACCGCAGCGTGTCCAATCCGGCAATACGCCGCCGCGAATTGATGACCAGAATGCGCGGGTTTGAGGATGTCGCCAATGAAACAGGATGCGTAGGTGAATTTTATACAATCACCGCACCATCACGTTATCACGCGGTTTACAGCCAGGGTGGCTTTGTTTCTCAGTGGAACGGCTCTAGCCCGCGAGACACCCAACGTTATCTCTGCCGCGTATGGGCGCGGATCCGCGCGGCACTGTCCCGTGAAGATATTCATGTCTTCGGTTTTCGCGTTGTTGAACCCCACCACGACGGCACGCCGCACTGGCACATGTTGCTGTTTATGCGTCCTGAAAATGTCCAGCGGGTTCAGCAAATCATGCGTGATCAGGCTTACAAAAAGGATTGCGGGGAGCTGACCACGCCGCAGGCACGAAAAGCACGATTTCATGCTGAGCCAATCAACCCTGAAAAGGGCAGTGCGACAGGCTATATCGCCAAATATATTTCAAAAAATATCGACGGTTACGCAATGGAAGGTGAGAAAGATGATGAAACCGGCGCAAATATGCGCGACATGGCTAAGGCTGTTTCAGCATGGGCTTCACGCTGGCGTATTCGTCAGTTTCAGCAGATCGGTGGTGCGCCTGTGACTGTCTGGCGTGAGCTGCGCCGTATGGGTGATGCACGTCTGCCAGATAAGCAGATGGATGCGGTGCTGGCGTCAGCTTCTGTTGCCAGCTGTTGGGCGTCCTATACGATGGCGCAGGGCGGGCCGTTAGTTGCGCGTGAGGATTTAGTGATCCGCCTTTGTTACGAACTTACCGAAATGGGCAATGAGTACGGCGAAGATATTCAGCGGGTGCAGGGTATCTATTCGCCAATGGTGCCAGATTCAGAAGTCATGACGCGCCTGGTCAAATGGGAAAAGGTTACTAAATTGGCCGAAGCGCCCGCGGAGGCTGGTTTTTCTGGCGGCATTGCCGCCCCTTGGAGTTCTGTCAATAACTGTACGGGGCCAGAGTGCCGACGGTTAGAGCTGGAACTAAAAGCCAGGGGATTTAACGGTGATGAGTATGAAATTGGGCTGTTGCTTAAGGGCTGTAGCCTCAACGGAGGGGCGAAAATGCGGCTTTTCTACGGGAAAGGCAGATTGCAGGAAGAACCATTCTGATCTGGCAAGGTTCAGATCAATCCCATTGATACATAAAAAATAGTTTCAATTCCGACTGGATTTTCTATACTGTATGTATAAACAGTAGTTGTAAGCAGAGGAGGGAACATGCAGGACTATCTTTTGGAGTCGGTGAAGCTTCAGCGTATTGATTTCTTTTTAAAACTTGTTGCTGTCAGCGATTGTAGCGAGCAAGAAAAACGTATGGCAATTGAGTGGGTTTCCGAACTCACAGATGAGTTAATGGCTCGTCTACGCAATTATGAATACAGCCTTTCAATGAATCAGGCTGAGTGATGAAAGGCCTAACAGAACTACGAGCCGTGAGTGCATGACTATGCTGCATGAAATCGCATGATCCCAAAAGGATCTCTGATGCTCAGGCCCGCCAGTATTGGCGGGCTTTTGTTTATGTCATGCAGGTGCATGAAAACCACTGCATAAAGCGGGCAGGCGTGGCGGGGGTACGAGCGCGCGCCAGTTACGATTAAGAAGGATATGGTTCGAATCGAAACAGATTGGAACGAAGTGGTGGTTAAAGTGTCAACCAAGATGTAAACTGTACGGAGTTGGTAAATTTTTTTTGATATGAAAAATTAGGAGGGCGACATGAGTGACAACAAACGTATGTCCAATGCACCCGTTTATTATGTGCTTGCACAAATAAAATTCACGCCGGTTAAGGCGATGAAGAAGTATGTTGATGACATACAGGACGCGCTACGCTTGCAAGGCTATCCGCTTTTTGAGAGCAGAGAATCTACCCAAATCAAATTTGAGTTTAACTCTCCAAATGAGCCGGCACAGCCTGCTTTTGAAACGGTTCAACAGTGGTATATGTCGGATCTGGACAGTACTTCAGGCTTTGTATTGGGTAACGATTTCATAACGTATCACACAACGGATTACAAAACGCACCAACCTTTTCTTAAAGAGTTGATGAAAGGTCTTACAGTAGTCCTTGATAATCCAAGACCTGCCCTGATTACTCGGCTAGGTCTTCGTTACTTAGATGCAGTTTTACCTGAAACCGGTGAAACGATTGAACAATACTTATGTGAGGGGCTACATGGCCTCGACTTAGAATTGCAGCAAGTTCAATCAGTTAGCGAAATGGTCTTTCAGACAAAGGTTGGTCCAGTTATTAATAACGGTTTTATAGTTACTCGCTTACATAAAATGAATGGTCAGTTAGGGTTTCCACCTGACATGGTGCCAGTTGGTGTTAATATGCTTGAACGGTTCAAGACTACGACTCCCTTGTGGCATGGCATTATAGACACTGATCATTATGTTGAAGGCAGTCTGCCCCCTTCCATAGATTTGGTTGAGGAACAATTCACTTCCCTTCATAGTGTGATAAAAGGTACGTTTAATAAAATGATTTCGCCGTACGCTACTGCTAAGTGGTCATAACGCCGAGGAGGTGTGATATGCGTCAATCTATGACTGGAAGTTTCTATGAGACGCCCGGTTTTGCTCCAACAGTTGCTGGAGCATTTATGGTTGCATCCTCTTTATTTTTGAGCAGCACCGGTTCCAATTTTTTAGTTAAAGACGTGAACCAGTGGCGTGGCTACGTGCAATCTAAGGTTCAGTTTGGATTGATGAGATCTGAAGCTGAATTTGACAAGAATGTTGATATCGAATTGGTAGATGTTAGGACTGTATCTGAACATCTGAAAAATGTTCGAGACACGCTTGCTCCGTCTATGTCGGAACTGGCAAAAGATTTAGGCATTACTCGGCAAGCTCTTTACAAGTGGTTATCAGGTGAAAGCCAGCCCGATGACATTGAAAAAGCTAGTTATATCATTGAATTGAGCAGACTTTCTGACCGCTTCAATGAGGCAGGTATTGAAAATGCCAAACTGATGTCGAAGATGAAAGCGTTTGACGGTCTTTCTATCATAGATTTGATAAAACATGGCGATGACTGGCAGCAATCAGTCAATGTCTTGATTGAAGAAGCTCGTATTTTAAAAGAAGCTGGAACCAAAGCAAATCTAGTAGGTAGTAAGGGTGTTGTAACCGATAACTGGATGTCTTCGGTTTCTATCCCTGGATCAGGATTAAGGGAGTAAATAGTCGTATATGGTTGACTCTGATACAACATGGCGCCAAGGCCACGTTCTTAAGCATGAGCATGCTGTTTCCTTAGGTATCATTTCGGAAGAGCAAACAGGCGTTAAAGTTGTCGTTATCAGTCATGACTGTGACTTACAAAGTCCTGAGCCAAAAGTTGAACTCATCGCTGGCCCCTTAGTAAAGGGGGCTGGCAATTACTCTCACGCCAAGCATCCGCGAACACTGCATTTAAATTTTGAACAGGTATTAGATGTAAATCAAAGCGCTGTAGAACTTAAGCAAGTTGATAAGTTTGAAATTGAAAAAGAGAAGCTTTTGAGTGCAGCATGTGATGAATTTTACGCCATCTCTCCTAAAGAAAAACAAGCTCTGAAACAGTGGCTTGCGGCGCGCTATGGGCGTCCGGCTTTTCCCGATGTATTTGAGAATAGACTTCGTGCATATGATCGTGGGAAATTTAGATTTGAAAAAGAGCTGGCAAAAATAATTGCTGCATATTCAAATTATTTGATAGGCGTGTTCTTCGATTTGGGTGAGGATCGCTTTAATGACTTAGAAGAAGGCATACCATATGAGTTAAATATTCATGTGGTTTATGACTCGATTGATAGTGGCCCTATAGCGAGAGAGGAAGCAGAAAACGCCGTTACACATATAATTGAGCTTTTTATGGCTTATCATGGTGATCCTGCACAAAGTGAACTTATTGCTCTTATGTCTTGCAATCCAGTTCCAGATATTGAATTCAATCTATATGCCTTAAGAAGAATGGATCAATGGCGAGTAGAGTATATTAGTTTGCAGGCCGATGAAGTGGGTGATTATTTAAACCCCGCAGTTTAAAAATTATGCACAGACTATTGACCTATCAATAATCTGTGCATGAAATTAACCACTCTCTAAATTATAAGTCTCAAAGCGAATTACCTCTTCACCCAGCCAACTGTTCAGTTCTTCAAAGCGTCTCTGCAGTGGCATGAGTTCATTACGCACAAACACCTTGCTGGCCTTTTCCACGTCACCAAACCCGCCCGTGTTGCTGGGGATAATCCCCATAAGCTGCGGCGGCACACGATGCACGGCCAGCATGTCATCGCGGCTCACGTTTTTGATGTTCAGGAATTCATCCTTTGCCGCCACTTCTGACAGCGGGATGATCTGGATGCCGTCCTTTTTCCCGTTCGGGCTGTACATAAACAGGTTGCGGAAGTTGCCCGGCCCTTTCGCACTTTTCATGGCGCTGCGGATATTGTCCACGTCCTGCTGGCTCTGCGCCGGGTCGGTCATGTACATGATGAATCCCGCATGGCTGCCGTTAAGGTAATACTTGCGGCGGAACAGCGTAGCCGACTCATTCAGCAGCGCTGACGGGATGGCCGACAGGTAGCCCGGCAGTCCGTAAATCTCCTGATTGATATCCGGCTCCATCAGGTGAAACACGCTGCCCTTCGCAAACTCGTAAGGCTCCGTGTTAATGCCATAGTGCGCATACCAGTACGTGTCTAAATCGAGGCCGCGCCGGGTGAACTTCGCCAGCGACGGTTCGAGCTTCAGCACGTTACCGAGGCGGCTGGTGCGCTTCTCCAGGTAGGCATTACCAAAAATCAGATAGTCCAGCGCAAAGCGGCTGAACGCCTGCTGACTCAGCAGCGGATGCGGGATAAAGGTACTCGCCAGAATATTGCACTTTACGCTGATAGGTGAGCTGTGATGCACGGCGGCGCGGAACGTGCGCGCCAGCCCGTCAACGCTCACGGGCGGTTCATACCAGCGATCATTGATAACACACTCCACGTAGTCCAGCAGTTCGCGGCGGTCCAGCACCGGGATCGGGTCGCCAAAGGTAAACGCCTCCGACGCTGCCCCTCTGGTCATGTTATCCGGCTGCGGCACGGGCTGCGTGCGGGTGCGGTTCCTGCGTTTGCTCATCAGTAAATCTCCACAATGTTCTGCGTATGTGCCGCCTGTCCCTGCAGCGGCTCGTTTGCCAGTGCGTGCATGGTCGCCCAGGCTAAATCGCCGTGGCTGACTTCTTCGCTGCGGCTGGTTTCATAGGTCGGACGGTTGCCGCTGGCCGTGGTGGCCTTGCGGATAGACATGAATGACTGCGCGATGTCGAGGTGGCTGGCGTCAAACTCCAGCCGCCCGCTGGCGATGGTGTCGTAAGCCTTCAGCACCAGGGCGTTTTTCACGTTCGGGTTATAGACAAACTCCTTCACCTGCGGGAAAAACGCTTTGACGTTCTCATACACGCCCAGCCCGACGCCGGTGGAGTCGATGCCGATATAGGTGACGTTATACTGCTGCGTCAGCGTCCTGATGGCGTCGGCCTGCGCCCGGAAGTCCATCCCGCGCCACTGGTGGCGCTCAAGGATGCGGAACTTGCCGCCCGGCACGGCCGGCGGGGCCATGACCACGCACCCGGCGCTGTCGCCGTTCTGCGTGCCCTTCGCCGGGTCATAGCCGATCCAGACCTCTTTCCAGCCGAACGGTCGCAAGGCCAGCGCCTCAAAGTCGGTCCAGACTTCCCAGCTGTCCACCATGCACTTCTGCAGCATGGCCAGCTGGAACACTGACGCCAGATCGTCCATGAACACGCACATCAGCAGGTTCTGATAGTCCTCCGGGCTGTAGCGCGTGCGCAGCTGCTCAAGGTCAAACAGGTCACAGCCGCCGCGCACCGCATCTTCAACCGTGACGATCTGGCGAAACTGGCCGTCTTCACAGAGGCGACCGGCGGCCAGTGACTGATGGCTGAGATCGATATCAACCCGATCCGCTTTGGCCCGGCCCTTGTTGAACTGCGCGCCGGACCAGAACGGATAGGCGCTGTGCGTGAGGCTGGACGGCGTTGAAAAGTAGGTTTCGCGCCACTTCTTGTGCAGCGCCATGCCGGAGGCGACTTTCTGCAGTTCCTGAAACTTTGGTATCCAGAAATACTCATCCAGATACAGATTGCCGTGGTAGCTCTGCGCGGTGCGGGCGTTGGTGCCTAAGAAGTACAGGCACGCGCCGTTGCTGAGCGTCATGGGATCGCCCTTCAGGTCTACGTCCACCTCGCGGGCAAACTCGATAATGTACTGCTTGAAGACGTGCGCCTGCGCCTTACTGGCCGACAGGAATATCTGATTGCGCCCGGTGGTCAGCGCATCGATCAGCGCCTCGCGGGCAAAAAAGAAGGTGGCCCCGATCTGGCGCGACTTCAGCAGATTGCGGACGGCATATTTATTTCCGGCCTCCCACCACTGGCGCTGATAGCCGAACATCGATCCGTGAAAAACCTCCTGCAGCTTTTCGATCTGTTCGTCACTGAACAGGTTTTTTTCCGGGGGCTTGCGCGGGCCTTTGTTGCGGTTTTCCACGTTCGGGTTCAGGTCCGCTTCGTTCCCGCCGTTGCTGAACTTGCCGATGCGGGCGTGGCGCTCGGACTGGCGCGCCAGCAGGTCAATTTCCTTAAAGTCTTTCCCTTCCTTCTGCTCCTTCATGATGAGCTGGCAGTAGCGTGCGGCGGTGGTCAGCTGCATCTGATCCAGCGGGCCGTAGTCGCCCCACTTATCGCGCTTCTTCCAGCTGTGAACGGTTGCGGGTTTTTCTCCCAGCATTTCAGCAATGCGGGCGATGCGGTATCCCTGAAAGTACAGCAGTAAAGCCTGCCTGCGGGGATCGAGGTCGTCGGGGGCGGGTGTCATGTTCATGCAGCCAAAATACGGCCCCGCCG